TAACTTCACCCGCAAAACCCGCAGAATAATCCCCACCTGTCATTAAACCTTGCCGTTGAGAACCACCATTTCCTTTTCCGCTTATCGACATAGTTATATTGCTATCCGTACCGACAGCCGAAAAACCGAGAGCGCTTCCCGTTGCAGAGTTTGCAAAATTAAAATAATTAACCGCGCTTGCTGTTGCCGTAAACCCAAACATTTGATTTCCATTTGTATCAAATATTCCAGTCGTAATTTTTGGAGAGGGAATAACTAAACTTGCGGGCAACGTAGAACTTATAGAAGGAACACCACCAGCCGATGTAACCAATACGCCATTATTAGCCGTAGCGAGTGCGCTAACCGTTGAACCGGTTGCAGCGTAATAAGCCAAATTATTAATCGTACCGCTATTTACCACGCCGGAACCCGCGAGTGGAGTTTCAGCACTCCATGAAGCCGCAGTCGTTCCAGAGGTCAAAATACAAGTAATACGAGTCGTGGAGCTTGCGCCAACCGTTGTAATGGTGTTACCACCTGACGATTGAACCGTGATTGTACCTGTTGAAAGATTAACAACGCGATACACCTGCCCCAATACCAAAGTACTTGTCACAGGCATTGTGACGGTTTGGTTGCTGGAACCTGTGAAATATTGTTGCTGGGCGCTTCCAACCGTAAGGGTAGTCGTTGCACCGGCTGTCGCAGTCGTTGCATATCCTGCATTGAAATTATTCGCAGCCAGATTCACATTTGCATCCCATCCGGCAAATAACGATGCGGTTGCGGTCGCCGTGTAACCTAAAGTGCCTTGCATAGCAGAGATAGTTGAATCTGCAACCAATGACACAGCAAGTGCCGTAAAAGCTCCAGCCGTTAAAGTTGCACCACTATTTGAATAAATGAATGTATTTGCGCTGAGTGTTAGATTTCCGATTCCTAATAAATTAGGATAGGCACCCACCACAGCCGCAATCGTCATGTTGACTTCATTAAAAGCCGCCGCCGAGTCACCACCATAAATAATATCTGCCGGTACGGGTGTCGGTTTTGAGGGAAATTGGTATAACCGTTCGTTAGCCATTCCATAGCTCCTTATGTTAAGGCGGCGTATGAGCCACCACATTACTTCCTGTATTTGTTACAACAAAGTTGCTGTCATGCGTAATGACAAAATAATAGTCCGTGGGCAATCTATCATCCTGATTGATTACCATTTGCTGTATTGGCAATAAAGTTGCCATTTGCATAACAAAATGCATGGGCTACTCCTTAAGGGGTATTTTGATACGCAACACCCGCCCATCCGATAACGGTCGCGGTCGTATTACGAGACGTACCATTAACAGTGCCACTTGAAAGAATTTTAGTTGCCCCAAGAATATATACTTGACCGGCTTGAGCACCTGGCCAAAATTGAGCATCACCCTGGACATTTTGCCAGACAATATCGCCGGCGACTGAAACTGAAAGATAAAGCGACATACAAGGTATACTGCCAGCCACAAACGCCGAGCCGACTGTTACCGCATCGCTATAAGGCGGCACAAATCCATACGTCAACATAATAACGACTCCCTGTCATTAATCTGTTATATACACCACATCGTGATAAGAACCTTCGACAATCATGTCAGCGTCCAACGCCAATGTGACTGTTTGATATGCGTCAACTCCATGTGACGCCCAGTTATGAACTGGTCGGCTCTTGTACGTTCCCATCTTATCATCAAATTCTTTACTATAGTTAGAGAGACAATCAATTAAACGCTTAGTATTTTCTTCGTTAAAGGCCGTGTGATAGAGACGGCTACGCATGGATTGAATAGCATTCTCTTTGCTCGTTGGCTTTGGCACGATAAATGCGCTCTCGCCCATGTCCTGTATGAAATCCAGCGTATTTTTACCTGTGTTGAAATCTCGCTTTTGGCCGTCATGTGGAAAGAAATGGTCTTTAAAAGGAAGGTTATATCTGGCGCAAAAGCGTCTGACTTCCATTACATAAAATCCAAGATCACGATTATTATTTTCAATGTAGCCAATGACTAGAACTTTATAAAAATTCTGCACACGTTTGACTTGAAAAAGTACAATTGCTGTACAATCATTAATTCCAATATCCCATCCCGCATAGACGTTTCTTTCAGGTATCATAAGCTCAGCAATGATACGTTCATCCTGGTAAACCATATTTAACGCATGAGCAAAATATTTTGTTTCCTGATTGATTTCAACAACACCGTAATATTCTTGTTGAATAAGGTACTCAGGCATTCCGGCCTGTCGATCTTCCTCGATCATTTCATCTGTAATATATCGATTGCCGTTTTCATCGACTAGGTTTGTAATGCTATCTACCCGACAATACCAAAGCGGATTATCCTGATTCTTTTTAATAAGCTGATAGAAATGGTTCATGCCATCGAATGTAGACTGCCCTAAAAGCCAACCACGATTTTGACGTAATGCGGGCAACATTACATGAAAAACACGTGGATCTTGGAACGCAAACTCAGCATAAACGATTCCGCGAGGATTTGTACCACGTAGTTTATCCGGGTCAATATCAGATCCCACCACCCAAATCACAGAGCCATTAACTAGTTTTATTTTCATTTCCTGATTGTTTATTCGATCAACCAAGCGTTTTGGAATCATATCTAAAAATTTTAAACTTGATCCGTCTGCTAATAATATTGCACCATCCCAAAGTACAGCACGCGCGCGGACATTGGTCGGATAGACCATAAGATAAAGCCCTGGTGATTCAATAGCACCTTGAACGATAAAGTTCCATGACTCAAATTCTTTACCGGATCGTCGCGGACGCTCTAATAAAAGGCGCAGGATTTTTTTATAGAAAAGCTCATAAGCGGCTTCGATCTGGTAGGATCGAAACGGAATAAACGGAACCTGTGCTGTCGTACCATCCTCAAAACAAATATGAAGATTAGCATTCGCATCACGATAAGTCGTGAAGCGAGAAGATACCATCACTGAAATTTCGTCAGCTAGCTCCATTGTCTTTGCTCTAATTTCTTTCAATAATTTATTCATTCAGGTTCTATGTGGAACTTTACTGGCCGAGATAACTGATCTGAAAAAAATTGAGCGCCCCTATCGTTACATTTCCACCAGAGGCATTCGCAAATTCAAGCTGCACATAATCGGTTGTGCCATTTAATAATATTGTAAATGATCCTCCAAATGTTTGGCCGCCTGGCAAAGTGCTTTCCTCAAGTGTTGCCCAAATTAAGCCATTCTTAAAAAGATTCAAAGCACCCGAGCCTGTAAAAACTAGCGGACTTGCTATGACTAAACCTGTAACCAAATAATATCCAGGACGTTGAGGAGATAAAGAATTTTGAAACGAATTAAACATCGAAAAATTATCGTAATCTATCGAGTTAAAATGAACCAATGTTGAGCCAGCACCCACGACTTGTGTTCCTGATTGAAAGACACTTGCACCATAAAAGAAATGTGAAACATTGGAATTGGGATTTGTTAAAAGCCAAATGTCAGACGTTTGAATATAATTGAAGGTATAGAAGCCAGCACCCGTCATTTCTCCACCAGTTAATGCGACAAAGGTGCCATTCGTTCCATACTTAACAACTGATTTTGCAGCGCCACCATTTACAGCTAAACTCACGGCAGATGTATTGGAATTGTTTGCACGTACTATCAATATATTTCCAGGAAAAAATTGATAGTTAGAAGCAAGCGTCACAGACATTGTATTTGCTGAGGGGTAAACATCATATGCTGATGCTACTTTATATCCTAAAAATTGTTCGACCGTTGTCGGAAATGTATTTGTTGTATCGTAATATCCAATAAGGCGCGCCCCATCCGTTCCAGGCGAATTGCTAGCAAGCATGGATTGCAGAACGCTTGCGCTTGGCACCATTGCAACAGTCGCCGCCACTACACCCGCACCACTTCCTATCCAAAATTGATTTTGAGCCAAAGGTGGTAACTGCGTAAACGGCACGGCATTAGGTAAATATGTATTGATAATATATGAAAGATTTCGTTCAAGCGCATAGTTTTGATTTTGCTGACACAATAAAAGTAAACGATCTAAGGCTGCATCAAGATTGGCACCATTAAAATTTTGTGCTGCTGCAAAATTCGTATTTAAACTTGCCCCTACCTGACGATTGATCGTTAAGTAAAATCCGGTCGTTGGCGTAAATAATAATGTAATATAGCCGCCTGTAATCGGATCGGCATTGAACGTAACCGTATAGCCAACATTTAACGTTAATATATCAGCACTCGGAATAGGTGTTGCAGTCGAGGATTGATAATAAACTTGTATGTCAGTGTTCAATGGCGCATAAAATGCGAATGTATATTGCATTTGTGCGGAATTGGTAATGTACTGCACAATAGTTTCTTGCTGTGGTATGTTTGGCATTTTCGACATCCTTGTCGTTAAAATTAATCCTATGATCCATATGTTTGAGTTTGCCCTGGTTGAAGATACGGTTTATCCCCAAACATTTGACGCATATAAGGTGCAATAAATGGCAT